TGATTGTTTCCTGTGCATCTTGATAAATTGACTGTGCTGTGTAACTAGGCCCCACAAAACCAAAATCAGGCATATTTAGCCCCTTTTTTTAGGTTATCAATTGCCCACAAAGGTTGTTGATTTGTGTAATGAAAAGCCATTTTTTGTTGCTCAGGATCTGTCAAATTAAAAGAAGCTAATGGACGAATATGATCTATGTGCCATTCACCCATGTTATGCCATCCCATCTCAGCAGAAAACTTGCCTTCTATATATTCACGAAAGAAATCATAAGAACAGCCTAACAATGTTTCAGTCTTAGCCGCTTTTCTGATACCTTTCAAAACTTCATAAATTCTTACGCGCTCGCGTCTAACTAAAACATAAACAGGATCTGTTTTGCGTCTTTTTTTGTTTGATTCGCAAGTTTTTTTGTTTATGTGTTCTTTGTTTTCTAATCTATATTGTTTGTTGTATTCGGCAATTTTTTCTTTGTTTTTGTCTTTCCACAGTTTGGTAGTATCAATATCCAAATTACGTCTTTTAGCTTGTGATTTTCTTGTTGCTTCACGACACTTTTCCAAAAAAACAGGGTCTTCTGCTCTGCGTTTGCGAGCATATTCACGCGCATATGCACGTTTTTGTTCTGTTTTGTCGGGAAAAATCACCTAGCGAAACCCCCCGAAAGTATCCAACCAGCATCTTTAGCCCTGCCGACCAACAAGGCATCAGGGTATCTAGATGTCTGAATGGGACGCATGTTTGTACGTTTGATCGTAGCCTTGGCCTGCGCCGCAAAGCCTTGAATCATTGCCAATTGGACTTGGTTTGACTTGCCATACATCGGCATCAAACGTTCGGCAAGACACCATCTAAGCGCCATTGAGTAGGCTTGAGGCAGAACAATCGTGTCGTTAATTGATGCGTATCTGCGGAAAATCGTATCCGCAAATAAGTGCATTTCGCCCTGACTAGGGTTAGGCCAAACAAAGATGTTGCCAAGAACTTCGGTGGGTTGGTAATACAACGCTTTAGGCCAAGGGCCAGATAGCGTTTTCAGACCAATCATTTCATAGTCTTCTAGCGCCAGAATAGCCACAGGGTAGTCAAGACCGCCATTAACAATAGGTACGCCATTTGAATTTGTGTTGATCCGCACAAATGCGGAATTAATCACCAAAGGACGTTCATAGTAAGCGTTAATGGTGGTTGACGCAACGGTTTGGCTAATGTTGACCGTGTAAGTACCTGTTTCGTTGACATTGCCGCCAGCACCAGAACCAAACGCTGTAATGGTCGTTCCTGCGCTAATTCCTGTTCCGCTGATAGATTGACCAAGGGCAATAGCACCAGAATTAATGGAGGTGACAGTTAAGATGTTGCCTGATATGCTGCCAACAAAATTAGCGCCGATTTGCCCTCCAGGGCCGATGGTGTATTGCGTTTGACCTGAAGTAATAGAAAACACAATCTCAGTCTTATAAAAGACCATCATGTCCTCGTTTGACCACTGGTCAAGCATATCGTTAAGCATATCAAACGCATCTTGCGCCGCTTCTGGCGTGGGTGTTTCGCCAGCTTCAAGCGCGCCAATGTCTTTTAATGCTCTGCTTATCGTGTCAATCGGTTGCATACTAGTCCCTTAAAGATTCGGCGTAAATATCTGCGGAAGCCAAGGGGCAACAACAACTCTATTTCCTTTGAGGGATGCTAGTTGTTCCTCTAGCCGAGATTTTATGATGTTTTTGCCGAATTGAGTAGTCTCATTTTCAATCCATTCAGCCACATCAGCTTCAGTCACTTCAGCAAATGGCTTGGCGGCTTCTTTGCCTTCAAACCACCAATTTCCCTCTGTTTCCACCTTATTGTTGTCTTCGTCAGTGGCGGTTACATGATATTTAGCATGAGTGATTAATTCATCTTCTGCTGAAATTTCTAAAATTTTCCAAGTAAATGTAATCATTTTTATCCTTGTGGCATTGCCGCTTTGATTTCATCTATTGTTGAGGCGGCATCAATGGCTGTTTGCATATCTGCATATTTGGCTCTAATTGCCGCCCTTGCCGCTTCTGCGCCATCAATATGACCAGGGATTTGTTTGGCAATCGCGTTGTCGTATGGCTCAAACTCTTTGGCTCTGGCTTCCCTACGTTTATCGTGGGCGATTGATTTTGCTTTGGTGACGTTGATGGTAATCATGCTTGTCCCTTTGAGGCTTGCTCTGCAAACCATGCATCATGTCCAATGCCATGACCATCAGGATTGCTAAAATCAACTTCCCACGCGGCCCAAAACTCATAAGTTTCTGGCATATCAGCCACATTAACAATCAAATATGGCTTTCCCGCTGGAACATCTTTTCTAGCAATTTCAGTAATAGTTAATCCGCATTCAAATGCAGGATAAACAATTGCAATTGTTCCATCGTTGTTTGGAAAAATAATTTGTTGGCTCATGTTTTACCTAAAAACGGCAACTCCGTTATCAGTTGAATCAGTTGATGTTCCTGATACGTTTGTAGTTAAAAATGTGAAAGAAGATGTTGCCAATGTTCCTTGACTTAATCCCGCAATTGAGCCGTTTCTGGTTGTGCAGACAGCAGAATATGCCGCATCAACCAATGCAGATGCAAAGTTCACAGTGTAATTTCCTATACTGTTTCTAGTAACGCTTGAAACATTGCCCGAACCTGTTCTTGTGCCTGTAGCACCAGCAAAACTTACCCAGGCACGACAGCCGTATGCAGTGGCAACAGAGCCATAACCTGAGTTAAATCCGAATGTGCTACCTGTTGCATTACCTGTAACCGTAGCGGCTGAACCAGTTGTATTTTGATTTAGTGTTGGAAATGTGCAATTTGTCAACGTTCCGCTTGACGGTGTTCCTAACGCACCACCATTGACAACAAATGCGCCTGCTGTTCCAGTGTTTACGCCCAAAGCAGTGACAACGCCAGTTCCTGTTGTAGTAGTTGCAGGGGCAGCGCCAGCACCGCCACCAATTACTAACGCATTTGCCGCTAATGCCGCACTTGATGCCCAAGCACTTGCGCTAGAAAAATAAGGAATGCCGCCACTTGTGCCAGCTACCGTAAGTGCCAAAGTCCCTGCGGTAGTAATCGGAGAACCTGATACAGAAATCAAACCGCCTGTAAATGTTTGTCCAACAGAAGTGACCGTTCCAACTCCAGCAGAAGCCGCCCAAGTAAACCCTGTTCCGTTATATTGCAAATAAGTGCTTGCAATAGTTGGCGCAGCAATAAACGATGTAGTTCCAGAAGCTGTGTTATATGGTATTTGTAAATTAGAGCCACCAGCAATATTTGTCGCTGTTGTTGCGGTTGTTGCCGATGTAGCTGTTGCCGCATTCCCACCAATAGACAAGCTAGATGCCGTACCAGTTAAACCAGTTCCTGCGCCTGAAAATGAAGTAGCCGACAAAACACCAGTATTGGGTACAAAACTTAACTTTGTGGATGATGTAGTCGCTGGGTTATTACCCGATGTCGCCACCGACAAAACAGGGTAATAAGTTGATGAGGAACTTGTGTTGTCAGTAATTGCAATGTTTGTGGCATTTGTTGCTGTTGTCGCCGTAGTCGCTGACCCAGCAGAGCCATCAATGTTTGTGCCTGTTAAGCTGATTGAGCCAGATGCGCGATTCAACGCAACCGCAGTTGTGCCAATGTAAACAGTCGAATTACCTAAAACAGCGCTTGGAATAGTTCCCGACAAATTGCCTGCTGTCAGACTGGTCAGACTTGCACCCGAACCACTAAACCCTGTTGCTGTAAAAACACCAGTAGATGGGTTGTATTGGAGTTTGGTGGAACTGGTGTATTCAGTCGTTAAATTGCCGCTTGTAGCACTTGCAAACAGCGGGTAACGCACAGCATTTGTGCTTGTGTCATCAGTAACCGTGGCGTAAGCCGTTGGGGTCACCCAAGTCGGAACGCTTGTGCCGTTTGATTGAAGAACTTGCCCTGTTGTTCCCGCCGCTGTGAATCCTGTAGCGCCTGCGCCTGATTGCCAAGGAACAGCGCCAGCAACACCACCCGCCAAATTTGTTGCGGTGGTTGCGGTGGTTGCCGAGCCAACAGACAAAGTGGATTGCGCCACATATTGCGGGGCAGATGCACCAGCAGTCAAAACATAATTTGTTGTTCCAAGCGCCAGCGTGGTAGTGGTTGCCGCCGCTGACTGATAAACCAGCGAACCAGCCGCGCCGCCTGCCACGTTTGTTGCAGTGGTAGCCGTAGAAACAGCGCC